TGAACTTCTTTCGGCTTATAGTATTCATTAACAATTTTGACTTTTACACTTTCTTCTTTCTTATCAATACATTTAGCGCATCCAGTCAACATAAATACACTGATAAGCAGAAGAATTAATATAGTAGCTGCCTTTTTCACTTTGATTCCTCCTGCAGTTTCTTTCTTACTTTCATAAGAATTCTACCAAGCCTGTTTTCTCCAATACCATTAACAGTTCCCCAAGTTGTATCTCCCCATGTATTTCCTTCTTCCAAATGTTCATTACCTGTAGCAAGTAACTTTTCCTTAAGGTCTGGATTCTGAGTGAATTTAGCCAGTACGATTTCATACATTACTTTATCTTTTACTTCTTCCCAATCTGATCTCAGATCAATCTTTCTACCTGTTGCCTTTGCCTCTGATGGGCTAGCTTTAGAAAATAACTGGAATCTTAGTCTACGATTCTTTGTTTTCTGCGCTTGAAAAGCTGCTTCATTATTTGTATAGTCCCATCCGTTGTAACTTACCGGTGCCATATAAAAGTTACTTAAAAAGTAATAATCTCCAGTAAAACTATTAATCATCTTAAATACCCTCCATTGCTTTCCACTGTTTTCTTCTCTTACTCTGCATCTTCCAACCAGACACTTTGGATCCTTTCTCATAATCCCATGAATCTATTTTTCTTTTTGGTTTTATAGGCTTGAGAGTAATACCATATTCATTTCTTACCTCTACAATCTCTTCTGGTGTAATACTTTTACGCTGATCCGGCTCTGTTGAAGCCCGATGAATATTCCATCCATGATGTTTATGATATGTACGATAATATTTCTTCTTATATTTCTTAGTAAGCTGATGAAAGTCTCGTACATTACCATAATCATCCATAATCAAATATCTGTGATATTCTTTTGTTGTCGTAAAGTAACATCTACCGTGCATGTATTCATCTTCAAAATAATTAAACTTATTATAAAATTGTTTATCGTATTTTGTTTCGAAATATGTATACACTTCTTTAGTACCTGTTAGATATCCGAGATATTCCCATGGTAACCATTTATATTTGGCCCATTCGCAATGATATTCAACTACTTTTGTTCTTTGCATATAAATATGATATTCTCTCATATAAAACTCCTACTATCCTTTATGTCTTGACATATCGACTGTTGTTTTAAAATATTTACCAATTGTTGCAATTGTTGCACAAATAACAGGGATCATTGGTTTCGTAAATCTAGTTGTATTAAATATGATATTTAGTCCATTAACCAATGCGTCTCCTACAAAAAATTTCAGTATACATCCACCTATGTAAGCAAACATAAATGATAATGCCGGACTAATAACAAGAGTGAAAATCGCAAGGATGATTACTGTAAACGCACCTATTCCTTCTAATGTATTATCTTTTCTGTTCATTCATCCAGCCTCCATAATTCCACATCATAATCTTTAAGTTCCTCTTCAATGATTTTATAAACCACTTCCCAGTCTGCTCCCCCTCTTACACAACCAATCTTATACGGAAGTGCTACTGAGGTTCTACAAAGATCTTTTCCTTCTAGTCCATTTTTTTCACGCCATACTCCAAAATGTTGCGAAATATATCTTAAACCATCTCTAAAAGCTTCAAGATCTGTATACTGTTTACCATCATATCCATATTTATTTTGTGCGAATAAAGACAATACAATTTGACCTCTATCTTTCAATAAATATGCATCACATGTTCCGAGTAGTTCTTCCGGCTCGAACTTACAAAATTCACAAAACTTTCTATAGTGTTTATAAATGCCTTCATCATAATCTCTTAATGCTTTAGCAACTCCAGATCCCATAACACCCTGGCAGTTAACCTGATGAATTATAAAATCTGTCTTTGCATTAACGATATTACCTTCAATAATTTTAATCATTTGCTTCCTCCTATATAAAATTCTGAAATGTAAATTTCTCGCCACAAGAACAGATTACTTCTCCAACAGTTCCAATTGATGTTGGTGTAAAGCACCATGTAAGAGAGCCGCCTATGCAACCATGTCCCATTGCTCTCTGTTCCATAGTTTTCAAACCATGTTTCTCAGCATCATGTTTTAATTCCCACTCTCTGATTTTCTCTTGTTCTTTTTCTGAAATTGGAAATCCTCTATACAGATCCTCTTTCGCTTTTTTCAGTTCTGTTTCCATTCTCTGCATTTCAGAATCTTTATAATGCTCATCTTTGAGTTTCTTGTTTTCTTCTTCTAAGTATTTAATTCGTTTTTCATAAGTATCTGCTTTATCAATAATTCCTTGACAAAGATCTGAAACAGAATCGGAAAAATATGTCTTTTTCATTTTCATCTTAAATTTCCTTTACTAAATATTTCACTGGAACATTTTTAGTCAGCCAAACTCCATTTTTAGATAAGTAAAATTTGTATCCATCTTTGTACATCTGTTCACTATTGATAGAATAAACAACTTCTTTACCATGTCTTTTGCCGACAGCTTTGGCGGTTTCAACATCTTTTGACAAATGAACATATAAACGACTTTTAGGAATCAGTCCGTTCTGATCAATAGACGCTATATATTTCTCGCCGGTTCCATGATAAAGAATTCTAGGCGGCTCTTTCTCTTCCAGTTCTACATCTACCGGAATTGAATGTCCCTGATTCGCTCTGATCAATGTTTTGTCATCATTGAAAGAATATCGCTGCTTATTGTCAGTCCGTACAATTTCCTCTAAAATTTCTTTGTTGAATCCGGGATTGTTTTTAGCAATGCCCTGAATTAGTTCTTCTACATTCGCCCATCCGTGTTCATTTAAAGTAATATTGATCACTTCAGGTTTATGTCTTAATATAAGACTTATATATCTACTAATACTTTGTAAATTCATTCTCTTTACTCCATAAATGATGAAACATGTACGGTTACAAAATCGCTATGTGCACGAATATAATCCAAAGTTTTTACTGTATCCTCTACAATTGCAATCTGAGATGGCTTAAGCCCAAGCTTTTGCTGCAACGTCTGAAGCACAGTAAGTTTTTCTGTTTTTTCTAAAGTGAAATAGATATTATCATCCGGAAGATTATAGTTGTTTTTGATAAAAGCTCTTTTGCCGGGGATCTCACTAGAAGGACTCTTTGAACAAGTATATACTTTATCAATACCTTTCTTTTGAATAAACTTTTGCATTAATTTAATCGGACGCACATCTTTATACGGATTCTCACCGGAAGCTACAAGTCTATCCCATTCATCATCAGTCATACTATGACTTAATTCAGAAAACTCATACGGAGCAAGTACTCCATCTACGTCCATTACTACAATCACATCATCTTTTAATAAATAATCTGTAATTTTACTTATCTTTGTTTTTTTGTTTCCTCCGTTTAATCTTTCTCTAATGTCTTCAAATGTTTCTTTATTGCAAGCTTCCCCATCTACAAATACAGTTCTTAATGTTCCATTACCAAATATACTATCATATCCGTCTTCACACTGTAATTCTCCATTGTCGTCGTAATATATACAACAACACCCCTTATGAGATTTTTTCAAATGACTCGTATCGGTTTTTGGATCTTTATAGATCATAATTGGCTTTCATAGCAATACCAAACATATCTCTGGTTACAACAACCATATGTCCATCAGGCTCTATAACTGCTGAGAAGCAAAATGCTCCGACTCCGAATACGATATTGTTTGCAGCAAATCCTTTTTTCTTCAATTCTTCCCATACCTGCTTTACATTATTAAGAGTACATCCGTCCCCATAAATAATTCCAATATGAGAGTCAAGTACTTTATATCCTTTGCTATTTACTGTTCCGCCGAATGTATTCCAAAGTTTCTCAATGGTCTTTACGGCAATTTCTACCATATCTCCGGAATCTGGACGAACCAGAAGTTTGCCATTATGCTGCATGATTTCTTTTTTACAAGCCGGAAGAATATTATCAATCATATTCCAGTAATCATAAGTATCAGATACCATGCTAAAAGATGCATTAGGATATAGTTCCGTAAGTAGTCTTTTTACAAATGTGATTTCATCACCGTCTACTGCATAATTTGAAGCCATAACTGAATGTTCTGTTGATACAGCGCCAATTCCAATCTTTTCAGCCCAGCAACAAGCATCATAATATGTATCTATATAATCAATAGCAGGAATTGTGCTTGTCTTATCAAATGATAATAACCAAGCAGATGAACATCTCACGGCCTCTTCCATACAAGACATTCCTCTCATACCAAAGTCTGAGCAGGCCATTTCAGGTCTTAAAAAGTCATCACAGGTCATTTTATAGTAGTCGTTTGCAAGTTCTCTATACATATGACCAATTGTTGCATGAGCACATGGTTTCCAGAGTTCAACCTGCAGAATACATTCGATCCACTGTACTACCCAGGCAAAATCTGGATGTGTATTTGTAATTTCGATGCATGGGATGCCCATTGGTACTAATGTTCCCTCCGGAATAGCACGTATCCGAATTGGAAGATAACCTAATTTATGAAGTTTCATAATAGGCTCTAGGTCATAATTGTTTCCTAACTGTATATCCATACTGTATTTATATGTATGTTCAACTTCTGCTGCTGTTAATTCAAAAAAGTTTTTATTAAAATAATCAACCAGATACTCTTCAATAAATGCCTGTAAACCAAAGAATACCATTTTGTTTTGATTCTTAAGCATTGATCTTCGTGGGGTCCAGTAAGATACTAATTGATCCAGTCCTTTCGGATAGATTTTATTATGTATCTGTTTATATGTATCGCTTAATAGGATTGCTAAAGTATTCATAATATTCTCCCTCAAGTCTATTCTTCTGTATAACAAGTATTTGTCACTTTTTTATATACATCCTCGTAAAGTTCCTGTTTATCGCCATTGTATGTATATTCAGCATAAATACCATCACCAGAAACCGTAGTAGAAGCAAGACATTTGTAGTTCTGTAAAGTCTTGCACGACCAAACAATAAATACATTTGATAAATTAATTGGCTTAATTGCATTTGGACCTTCGTGAATCATACAGCTATTGTTATACCATTCAACTAATTTCTTTTTGCATACATCTTGA